TCCCCGAGCACCCGAAGACGGGTGACTGGGAGACCCTGAAGGGTCGCATGCTTGAGCCTCCGGAGTTTGATGCGATCTACTCCGACAGTGCCCACGCTGGCGTTGCTCGCGGCAACGCCGAGAACACTGGCACTGCCCCGAACGAGACCATCGAGGTCAATACCCCGCTCACCATGGGTGGCGGAACCTTCGCTCGCTAAGGAGTGACATGGAAGACGAAGTTGAGTTCCAGGTGATCCAGCTCAAGCCTCACCGCTACAACAAGTGGCACGTTCTTGGCCTTGGGCTCAACTTCGTCTCCGACACCCTTGAGGGGTTGTCGGGCTGGGCGGGGACGATGTCCATCTTCGTGGCTCAGCACGCCATGCAGAAGGAAGAGGACAGGAAGTTCCTGGAGGTTATCAGTGGCAGCTAACCAGGTTTCTGGACCTGGCCCTCAGTCGAAGAGGACTGATATCGGTGACGTTCAGAAAACTCGTGATCTTCCTAATGCGGACTATGGGGAGCAGCAGGCTTACCAGGCTCAGCAGTCGGGTGCGCCACTGGCAGCTGACCAGGGTGGTCAGGCGAACCTTCAGGCGCTGATGCATCAGCAGAACGTGCAGAACGTCGTTCCGCTGAATGCTCCAACCCAGCGACCTGGAGAGCCAGTAACTTCCGGCGCGGCCACAGGGCCGGGGCCGGGAATGGAAGCACTCAACCTCCCCAACCAGCAGCAGCAGGATGTTCAGGGACTCCAGGCACATCTGCCTGTGTACGAGTTCCTGGCCAATCAGCCGAATGCCAGTTGGGCCGCACGCAACCTTGTCCGAACGATTAAGGCGGCAGGCAGTGGACCAACCTCAGCCTGAGTACATCTATCCTGGCCAGTGGATGGACGAATTGGGATCAGCTTCGCTGGTCGCCTCGCAGGCTCCCCGCGTGGCCACTGACATGTACTACGGCATCCCCAACAGGGATGCCTTCAACTCGATTGCGGGAAACCTCTTCGGGAGCCAGACCAATCCTTATCAGGGGTGATCAATGACTACGCCGGGTTTGCCGCAGCCGGGTCAGCCGAGCCTTGAGCAGCAGCAGTACGTAGCTGGCCAGAACATGCAGCAAGCCCAGCTGGCTCAGCAGCAGGCGCAGATTCAGTCCCAGATCGACCCCTCGAATCCTCAGAACGCACAGCGGCAGCTTGCGGCAGCCGCTAAGTTCGTCCAGACCCAGGCTGCCTACAACACTTCGCAGAGTGCTGGCAACTCCGGCATCTCCTCCCTGATCCCTGACTGGATCAAGACTCCTGCTGAGTGGGTGGGGGCTAAGGCTTATTGGGTCTACTCAAACGTCATCAGTCGTCCCATTACGACTGCCATGCTCACCGCTGATGTTGCCTCCTCCAAGAACGAGGGGCTCATCTCCAACGGTGGTCTGTTCGACTCCGGCGTCTGGAGTCAGGCATACCGTGATGCTGGCCACGTCTCCCCCGGACAGGTTCTCTATCAGGATTTCCTCGCTCCGACTGGCACTGGTGGTCAGCTCACTCCGGTAGTGCAAGGACAGAAGGGCAAGACTGTCGACTCCCTGCTCTGGGATCACCCGGATCAGGTGCACCAGGAGTTCAGTCATGGTGCGGCACAGTGGATCTCTGGCACAACTGACGCTGCCGTCTCCTGGTATGCGGACCCGATGGCAATCGGTGGCAAGGCCATCAAGGATCTGAAGGTCGCCAGCTACATCCGCCCGGCTGAAACCATCGAGAAGCCGACAGCCATAACTGCCGCTCGTAATGCCTTCTCCAACGTCCTGGACAACAAGGGCTTCGGTCGTACCGCAGACTTCATCAAGTCTGGCGACACGGTCAAGAGCAATGTGGCCAACCTGGTTTCCAGTGGTGCGTTCACCAAGTTCGGTGACTACATCTGGGAGCAGAAGAATCTCCTTAGTGGTACTGCTGACAATGCCGAAGAGGCTGAGGCCGCCACTGCGGCCAATGCCGCCAAGGGCCCTGAGTATGTTGAACCCCCGGCCAAGCCTGCCGCTCAGGCGGCAGCTGCCAATGGTGAGATTCCCAGTGCCGCTGCTGGCCAGACTGCTGAAGGTGTCGACACCACACTGAAGGGAAATACCTTCGGTGCCTGGGTGGCTCGTCAGCCGTGGACCCAGAAGGGTGCGGGTGCTGATGCGCTGGCACGCCTGCTTGGGCAGGCGACCACGCGCGACGATGTGGACCAGATCCTTCGTGTAGGTGTTGGTGACCAGGCCGCCACTCGCTCTCTGGACATCAAGAACGCCGCACTGCGAGCGCAGGCGAACGACATCATCGCCAAGCAGGATCAGCTGTACACCAGCATGCCGAACCCTGGCAACTTCAATCCTGTCCGTGCGATCTCCGCGAAGAACCAACTTCAGCGTCTGGCGGCTCAGCTGGACGACATCAACAACCAGAGCCAGAAGATCAATGACACCCTAGAGGTGGCTGGTCATCTGCGCAATGGAATCTACTTCAACCCGTACACCACTCCACTGTTGAACCGCTTGGGCGAGGCGGCTCGTACGGTTCAGAATCGCAAGGTGTTCGGTCAGGGCCTTGGAGCCCTGGGCATGGCTGGCACGGTAGCGCACAACCTGTTCTACTCGACTCCGGTCAGGATCTTCGGTGGAGACGCCCTGACGGCCGTCCGTCCGAATGGTTACATCCAGTTGCACGATCCCAACTCCTTCAGGGAGTTGGATGCTGAGATGGCAGCCTCAAAGGTGTTCACTCAGCAGGAGCGTGACCAGTACGTCACTCGATATCTGAACACTCCGACTGAACTGAAGTCCGGGGTATTGAAGGGTATCGAGTCGGACATGCTTGGTCGTCAGGCTGCCAACTACGGCATGAACCCTGACCAGGCCAAGGCCCTGTATTCGTCCTTCGACAACCTTCGTGGTGCGATCAAGGACGGCCAGAGCTATGGTTCTGGCGTCTCCTTCACCGGTCCCAATGGTGAGCAGATCCCGATCGACCGCTACGAGGGGCATGAGGCAGTCGGAGCACATCCGGTTCTCCTGTCCCAGCTGGCCAACACGCACATCTTCATGGACAGCGGCAAGATGAACCAGATCCTGAAGTACAACAGCCGGGCCTTTAAGGCCCTGCTGGGTGATGGCCATGATCTTGGTGAAGCTGCTGATCTCGCTACCACGATCCGCAACACGACCGACACAAGTAAGACTGGTGTCAACATCGGGTATGCGATCAACCGTACGATCAACGGCTATGAGGCTGTCCGCAACGTCATGAACACGTTGTGGAAGTTCAACACTTTGTTGAGGTTCGGATACGGTCCTCGTGCCATCTCGGATGACCTGCTCTCGCAGGTTGCCAAGTTCGGTGCCTGGAGTGTTACGTCTCGGGCCGCCACTGGTCTTGCTGGTCAGGCGCTGCGCCGTAGCGCAGCACTGCCGTGGTATGACGACAGTCTGTACCAGGCAACCAAGATTAGCTCCGAAGGTGCCATTGCTGGCAAGCAAATGGAGATCGAGCAGCACCAGGCCGACCTTCAGAACATTCAGCGCAGCATTGCCAAGACCCCGGCTGACGTGAAGACTCGGGCATTCAATGCCCAGCTGAAGCAGTCGCAGATCGAGTACGCGCAAGAGCAGATGGACGCGTTGAAGAACGCCCATGCCCGCCTGCTGTCCAACCGTGCGAAGATCGGCGACAGGCCGATCATGCTGTCGAACGGTCAGGTTGTCGATGCTCCCTTCGAGGGCACCGAAGGCCAGATGTTCAAGGACTTGAACGCTGGTCGGAAGACCTACGACAATGCTATGGGCGTCACGGCCAATGGCCTGCTGACTCACATGCGTGCTCAGGACTGGACGCTGTACTCCCATGGCGACAAAAACCACCTGTCGGCTTGGGCTCAGGCAGTCACCAGGCAGCTGGCCAATGACCCCGCCGCAGTCCATGCCATGAATGGCAAGGCTCCGGACTGGATCGCCAATTGGATGCGCAAGACCCCCGAGGGTAAGCAGTACTACCGTTCGCTGGGTCTCAGCAACATCACCCAGGAGGAACAGGCTGATCGTGTCTCCGCGATCACTGACCACCTACTTCCCAGCTACAACGCCGAGTATGCCAAGATCCGTGAGGCTGCGGCTGCTGGGAAGAACATGGATGATGCCACTGTCATCAAGCAGATGAAGGCGGCGATCGCTACAGGCGTTCGCCCGCCTGACGTCTCAGGTGCTCAGGTCGACTGGCATACGGGAGTGAATGGCTCGCTGGCTCTTGCCGACAAGGCCATGAGTGGTTACTACAAGATCATGAATGAACTGCCGGTCGAGACCCTGTCTCGTAACCCGCTGTTCTCTCAGATCTACCACAACCACATCATGGGAATTACCAAGACCGCCGAGGATCAGGGCATCACCCACTTCAGTGGGACTGAACTTCAGCGCATGGCCAAGTCTGCAAGGCAGATGGCCTTGCAGGATGTGAAGCGGTACACGTACAACATGGACTTCGAAACGAAGCTCACCCATGCTATGCGTACTGTCGCCCCGTTCTTCGGGCCGACCCAGGAGGCTTACCGCCGATGGGGTCGGATCATCGCTGACGATCCAAGCATCATCGCCCATGCTGCGACCATGTACACCGCTCCCTATCGGAGCGGTCATGCGGTCGATCAGAACGGCCAGCCGATCGTGGATGGCTACTCCACCGACCCGGCCACTGGCAAGAAGGTTCTCGTTCCCATGCAGGAACAGTACCTTCAGTTCCAGGCTCCGAAGTCGATAGCCAATGCCTTGGGCATTGGACAGTTCGGCGCTCCTGAGATCCAGATGCCACTGACTACGTTCCAGACCGTTCTTCGTGGCAACACCTGGTATGACCCCGGCTTCGGTCCGTGGGTCCAGGTGGCAGCCAACCACCTGGCCAAGACTGCTGATCCCCGGATCGGTGATGTCATGACCAGCCTGGGGATCCTACCGTATGGAATCAGCCAGTCGGACATGTCCATCCTTCAGGGCGGCCTGACCAAGTACGTCAACAACCAGCAGGTCAATGACACCAGCCAGCAGCAGATGATGCTGAACCTGGTTCAGGACTACAACTACCAGGTGACCAATGGCCTGATCAAGCAGATGCCGAGCTGGGCGGCAATCCAGAAGCAGGCCCAGTCCTGGGCCAATCTTCAGGGGTGGATGAAGGGCACGAACTTCATGCCCTACAGCTCGAACTTCAAGGATCCCTACCAGGCATTCCGTGACGCATACAAGATCATGGAAGCTCAGGATCCGATGAATGCCGACCAGAACTTCTACAACAAGTTCGGTGCATCTGCTTACGCGTTCACTCAGAATCTGGTGAAGAATAACCAGTCGGGCGTGCCAGCAACCGCTCAGGCGGTGCTGGCCGATCAGAAGTATTCCGACTTCACCAGTCAGTTCCCACAACTGGCAGCCATTGTCGCCGGTACCTACTCGGGTACTCAGGGATTCTCTGAGACTGCATACAAGCAGCAGGAGTTCTCTGGTCAGCGAACCCAGATGACCGCACAGGAAGCCTGGAATCAGGCTCAGGTCAACCTGGGGTGGCAGCAGTACAGCGAGGTGATGAACGGATTGAAGGCTCAGCTGTTCCAGCGGGGTCTCACTTCGTTCACCCAGTCTGGGGCCAAGGATCTGAATGCCACCAAGAAGGCGTTCACTTCCCTGATGAGCAGCGTCTACCAGCCTGATGGCGTGACTGCCAACCCGTACTACAACCCTCAGTGGACGGCAGCCTACAACACCAATGATCCATCAAAGGATGACGCTCAGGCAGAGGCGCTTACGCGCCTCATCAATACGCCTGGCCTGATCCCCACGAATTCGAAGAACCCGGCACCGGGTGAGACGAACCGTATGGATCTGCAGGGACTGGCTCAGTATCTGGTTCTCAGGCAGGCGACCAAGCAGATGCTTGCGCAGTCGACCAGCCAGAACATCAGCGCCAAGGCGAATGCCGGGATCAAGAACTGGTTCACTCAGCAGCTCTTCGCGCTCATGGAGAGCAACACCCAGTTCGAGGATCTGCATGACAGGTATCTCAGTAAGGACATGTTCGATCACTACGAGTCGACAGCTGATCAGACGTTGGCTCAGACCCAGGCGGACGGAGGAACGGTAAGTGGCCAGTAGTACCAACTCCGGAACCACGAACCTTCCCAACAGTTTCTTCAGTGGGGCTTCGTCTCCTGCGGGAAGTGACGCATCGAACTCGTTCTACAGTCCGCTGTCACCCGCCACTGTTGGTGGCGGGTCTGACATCTATGCAGCGTCTCAAGCCCAGGCTGCTGCTGGCAGCACTGGGCTGACCGCACCTTCCGACAGTTCGTTCGACACCCTTGCTGGTAGCAAGGTCATGATGCGGGCGTACAACGGAAGTCAGCTGTCCAGTCAGCTGATGGATGCCCAGCAGTACGCAAACCAGTGGTGGTCCTGGACTCAGGATGACGTCAACTCGTTCCGCTCTCAGCTGGGCCTGGTCAACAGTGCTTATCTGACTGCGGACAACCAGACGCTGTACAGCGCATGGCTCGGGTATGTCAGCTACGCCGCCAAGGCTACGGCCAATGGCAGCCCGACCAACCCCATGGATGTCATCCAGTCCGAGATCAGTCAGGGCCTAGGCCCCAAGGGGACGAAGGGTACGACCCAAACGAGGGACATCTCATCGGTCACTCACACTTCAGCCCCGGATGCGAACGCACTGTTCAACGCCGCTGCCCAGTCCCTACTGGGCAGGCAGGCGACTGACCAGGAACTGGCTTCCTTCAGGAACAACCTGTACGGCCTGGAGCAGGCCAACCCGACCAACCAGACGATCCAGGAGACGATCTCTCCGTCCGGCTTCATTACGGACAAGAACGTTCTCAAGCAGTCTGGTGGTATCAGCTCCGCAGCTCAGCAGAACCTGGCACTCCAGCAGGCTAAGCAGAACCCCGAGTATGGGGCATACCAGGCAGCGACCACCTACATGGGGGCACTGCAACAGCTCCTCTCGGGAGGTCAGGTCTAATGGCTTCAATCAGCGCCTCTGATCTCATCGGCTTCGGTGAGCAGTACATCGGCACGCCGTACCAGTGGGGCGGAACCAGCCTCACCAGTGGCGTTGATTGTTCCGGCCTGGTCCAGCAGATCTACGCGAACTTCGGGATCAGTCTTCCGAGGACGACCTACCAGCAGATCGGCGTCGGGACTGCGGTCGACTTCAGTCACTTGCAGCCTGGTGACATCCTGTTCTTCTCTGCTGGACAGGGTGGCTCCAGTCCTGATCATGAGGCACTGTACATCGGTGGCGGTCAGATGCTGGAAGCCCCTAAGCCTGGAGAGAATGTCAGGGTCACTTCGGTGACCCAGTCCTACTATGCCAGCAGGTTCGTCGGAGCCCGCCGCATAGCGGGCGTTGACCAGGGGCCCGGTACTGGGAACTACAGCTTCACCAACGGAAACTCTGTGGCAGCCAACCTGGACCCCCAGACCCTGGCTGCCGAGTACGGATGGAACTACGCGTTCCTGAAGTCGAACCCGGACCTGGACAACATCTTCACCCAGGCTGTCGCCCAGACGTGGTCCACCTCGAAGTTTGCCGCAGCTATCAAGGACACGAACTGGTGGAAGGACAACAGCGCTACGGCTCGTCAGTTGCAGGTTCAGCAGTACACCGATCCTGCCACCTACAATGCCAGCGTTAATGCCACCACCACCGAGGTTCTCCAGATGGCTGGCCAGATGGGAGCGCCGATCAATTCGGCGACTGCCACCAGTATCGCCAAGGCTGCTCTCGCTGGTGGATACCAGCAGAACACAGGCATGCTGGATTCCATCATCGGTAAGTATGTGGACTTCTACAACAAGGGAACTGACACCTTGGGTGGCGCGGCTGGTGCTTTCGCCACCCAGTTGAAGCAGTACGCCACCCAGCAGGGCGTCACCCTGGATGACCAGACCACGAAGAACCAGGCAGCCCTGATCGCTCAGGGCATGCTGACCCAGGATGACGCACAGGAGCAGGTGCGCCAGGCCGCCATGTCGAAGTATCCAGCCTACGCCCAGCAGATCCAGGGTGGTGCGACGATGACTGACATTGCCCAGCCGTACGCCCAGACTGCTTCCCAGCTGCTGGAGCAGCCGGTCAGCAACTTCACCTTGCAGAACCCACTGATCCACAATGCCCTCACCCAGCAGGATCAGAGTGGTGCGCCGACTGGCCAGACTCTGACTGACTTCGAGGCTGGCATCAAGAAGTCTCCACAGTGGCTTCAGACCAACAATGCCCAGCAGTCCTTGATGTCTGTCGGGCGTAGCGTCCTACAGAACATGGGGCTGAGCCAATGACAACCCTTGCTCAGCTGATGGCCGGGATCAGGCAGGAAGAGTCTGGCGGCAACTACCAGGCCACCAACTCCATCGGTGCTCTCGGTGCCTATCAGGTGATGAGCTCCAACCTGGCCTCCTGGTCGATGCAGGTTCTCGGCTACTCGATCAGCGCCAGTACGTTCCTGTCCAGTCCGAGCCTTCAGGATCAGATTGTCACCGGGATTCTCGGCAAGTACTACAACGAGTATGGCGCTGCTGGAGCAGCGGCCATGTGGTTCAGTGGCCAGCCGAATCCGAACAGTTCTGCCAGTGACGGCAGCACGACAGTCAGCAAGTATGTAGCCAATGTTCTCAACTATGCTGGCAACTCCTCTGGCACCGTAAGTGCCAGCGACGCCAGTGGAAATTCCAATGTCAGCGCCACCATTGATCCGCAGACGCTGGCCGAAGAGTATGGGTTCACCTCATCCTTTCTGAATGCCAACCCTGAACTGAAGAGCATCTTCAATCAGGCAGTTTCTGGACAGTGGAGTGCGGACAAGTTCAAGGCCGCACTGATGAACACCAACTGGTGGAAATCCCACAGCTCCACCGAACGTGACTATCTCACACAGGCTGCTACTGACCCGGCCACGGCGAAGCAGACGTACAACCAGGCGATGACCCACGCAGCCCAGTTGATGGACGGCCTGGGTCTGACTCAGACCGCATACGGGAAGACGTACAACTCCACACTGTCGGCGCTGGCCTACAACATCGCAGCCAAGGGGTGGACGGACGACCAGGCCAAGTACTACGCAGGTCAGTATCTGAAGCTGACCAACGGTCGCATGTATGGAGATGCTGAGACGCAGTACAGCAACGGTCTCCAGTATGCCTACAGCATGGGTGTGACCATGTCGAACGACTGGTACTCCCAGCAGGTCAGGAATATCGAACGCGGGATCGGAACCTTCGCTGATCTCCAGCAGGGCATTCGCCAACAGGCGATTGCCCAGTTCCCCCAGTTCTCCCAGCAGATCAACGGGGGTCAAACTGTTCAGGATCTGGCCAGCCCGTACATCTCGGAGATGGGCAACGTCCTCGAAATCAACTCCCAGACCTTGTCCGCCTTCGACCCCACGATCAAGAAGGCGCTCACGTACAAGGATCCCACAACGGGAATCACGGGAGCCCAGCCCATCTGGCAGTTCGACAACTCTCTTCGTGAGAACGATCCACGCTGGCTTCAGACCAACAACGCCCGTGACTCGATGATGACCGCAGCCCATGGGGTCTTGCAGTCTTTCGGCTTCAGCATCTAAGGAGGATCAATGGCAGTCGCTAAGGGTACTCCTGTCTCGCCGACCCAGGGAACGACTCCGACAGGTCCGCCAGCTCCAAGCCTGTACGGATCACCGTCCACCACGCCTACTCAGGTTACGGGCACTCCGGCCATTGGGCCGGGTAGCCCGATCTCTGGTGCATCCGGAACGTCCAGCAATGGCGCACTTGCCGCACTTACCGGGGATCAGCGCAATGCCTACTCGGCGCTGGTGGATGTCTTCAACTCGTACGGTCTCGGATCACTGGCACCGAACATCCTTCAGTACGTGCAGCAGGGATTCAACTCGGACACCATCACCCTGATGCTTCAGGGTACTGACGCATACAAGCAGAGGTTCGCCGGTAATCAGCAGCGTCTGGCAAACGGTATTGCTGTTCTCTCCCCGGCTGACTACATCAGCACGGAGAATGCCTACCGCGAGTCCATGAGGGCAGCTGGCCTTCCGGCCAGCTTCTACAACTCCACTTCGGACTTCGCGAACTACATCGGCAATGACGTTAGTCCTACCGAGTTGAACTCCAGGATCCAGCTGGCATCGCAGGCGACGCTTACGGCGTCGCCGCAGTATACGGCTGCACTCCAGCAGATGGGGCTGAGTCAGGGTGACATGACTGCGTACTTCCTGAATCCGACGAAGGCTCTGCCGCTTCTCCAGCAGCAGTCGCTTACTGCTCAGATCGGCAGTGAGGCAATCGTCCGGGGTTTGAACTTCGATCAGGGCTACGCTAGCCAGCTTGCTCAGGCTGGCTTCACCCAGAGCCAGGCGGCTCAGGGATACGGTCAGATCGCTGGCGAGGTCGGCGCGCTTCAGAACGCGGCCACCTCGGTTGGACAGAACTACACCTTCGGTCAGGAAGAGCGAGCCATCTTCCAGCCTGGGGCATCTACTGGCACGGGCGGTCCTGATGACCTGCTCCGTGCTCGCCTGCAGGGTATCCAGCAGGCACAGACCAGTGGCACCGTTGGTGGTGCTGCTGCTGGACTGGCCCGCCATGGAGGGGGACAGCTCAGCTAGAACAACTGCGGTGGCTCAAGGGCTACGGGGTTCGAATCCCCACACCGCACTCTCCATCGGACTTACCGGCATCCGACCTGGAGTATACCGACCGGTAGATGTAGCGGTGAAGCCTCTCCCCTGGGGTGGATCTGGACATCGAAAACAACCAATCCATACAGGGAGATTGCAAGATGACTGACCAGTGGGGATTCCCCTCTGACGACGCTAACAGCTTCGACCAGGGCAACGCCTCTGACAACAAGGGCCTTCGGTCGTGGGCAGAGAACGTCAACAAGCAGAACAAGGAACTTCAGGGCCAGCTCGCTCAGATGCAGGCTGAGCTTCGCAAGCAGCAGGCAGTCAACACGTTCGAAGATCTCGGACTGCCCCGCTCTGCCGCGTCGCTCTACACGGGCGAACTGAACAGTGAAGCCATCGGGACCTGGGCTAACCAGGTCCGTTCTGCTTTCGGGATGCAGCAGGGCAATGCCCCTGCTGATCAGTCCACTCCGGCCCCGCCTGCGCTTGATGCGCAGACGCAGGCCAATTTGCAGACCTTCACCCAGTCGGGTAATGGCGCTCCTCCGTCCACCAGCATGGACGACTGGATGCGCCAGCAGAACCAGGCTGGATCCATTCAGGACCTTATCGAGAATGCCAAGAACTGGCGATAAGGTCCAGTCTCCCTAGAAAGGGCTATCGTGGCTAACGCCTTTACCGGCACCGCTGCAATGGCGAACCTTGTTCAGACCACCTACGACCGGGCACTTGAGTTCTCTCTGCGTGCCCAGCCGATGTTCCGCCAGGTGGCTGACAAGCGTCCCGTCCAGCAGGCTATGCCGGGTTCCTCGGTTGTCTTCGAGCTGTACCAGGACCTTACCCCGCAGACCGCTCCGCTGAACGAGCTGGTTGACCCGGACGCTGTTGCGGCCGGTAACCCGACCACCGTCTCTGTGACGCTTCAGGAGTACGGTAACGCGATCCTCGTCTCGAACAAGCTGGACCTGTTCAGCTTCTCGGACGTCACCGCTGGCCTGGTCAACCAGGTCGCGTGGAACCTGGTCGACTCGATCGACTCCATTGTCAAGGCTGTCCTTGACGCTGGCACCCAGACCATCCGCGTCAACTCTGGTGTTCCGACCTACAACACCGGCACCGTGAACGGTGTCCTGTCCACGGACATCTACAGCTCCAGCGTTACCCGCATGGCTGTCGCCAAGCTGCGCTCTCAGTTCGTTCACCCGAACAAGGGCACCCTGTACACCACGTACATCCACCCGGAGGTCTCTCTTGACCTGCGTGCGGAGTCGGGTAACAACGGCTGGCGTCTGCCGTTCACCTACAGCTCGGCTGACAACATCTGGGCTGGCGAGATCGGTGAGTACGAGGGGTCCTGCTTCATCGAGACCCCGCGTTGCACCAACGCTCTGAACACCGCCGGTACCCCGGTCCGTGTCTTCAACACCTACACCGTCGGCCAGCAGGCTCTCGCTGAGGCTGTTGCGGAGGAGTTCCACACGGTTCGTGGTCCGGTCGTTGACAAGCTGACCCGCTTCCAGCCGCTCGGCTGGTACGGCGTGGCCGGTTGGAGCCTGTACCGTACCCAGGCTCTGATCCTGTCCCAGACCACCAGCTCCATCCACAACCTGACCTGATCCTAGTAGGGGGCGGCTTTGAGGCCGCCCCCACTTAGAAAGGATTTCCCGCATGTCGGGTCTTGACAATACGTCGGAGACCGTTAAGACGGTCGTCGCCGCTGCTTCTCCCTACTCCGTCACCCTGAACGATTATGACGTGATCGTGAATAGCGCGTCTGCGTTCTCGATTGTACTCCCGGCCCCGCCGATGCCGGGTCGCCTGTACCGCATCTACAACGCTGGTGCCGGTACGACCACTGTCACCGCCACCTCTGGAACCATTGATGGTGGTGCTAGCACCACGCTGGCCGGTACGCCGCACGCCAAGGCGTTCCTGACTGACGGTACCAACTGGTTCACCGTTTCCTCGTACTAAGGACTACTTTGAAGTTCATGACCAATGGTTCCGTTGGCACCCTGTACGCCGGTTCTTCGTACTCGGGTGCCACGGTCGTTGACCTGACCAGTGGCTATGTTGAGTTCCAGGATGCCTCTGGGGCTGGACATGTTCTGCCCTGGGGCTGGTCAGCAACTCTCTCGTAGTCAGAAAGGGGTCTTCGATGGACGGATGCTTCATCTTCAACAACACGCTTTCGGTGTCGGAGGCCCCTTTCGCGTGGAACGCCCTGATGGAACGCTTTCGGATAGACCGAGCGCTGACCATTCAGGAGACCGCGCACAACGTCTGGGAGACGATCCGGTACGGATCCTATACGGACGAAGCACTCTATTTCGGAACCAATGCCGGAGCGCCCACGGTCTACGGACCGAATGGACTGCGCTACTACCGTGGTGGCTACACCTACATGGTGTCCATCCAGGACAGGACCGACTTGATTAACAGCGGGCTGGTTGATGCCAGCTACTTTACCCCATGCCCTGGAAGCTTTGGCTATGGTCCGTTTGGATCCGGCCCCTACGGTGGCGGCACCTTCGGAGGTGAGATGTGACTTTCACGGCCATCCCGGAGGGAACTGAGGAGTGGGATGTCCCGCTGAATGCGGGCATCCTTGACGTTCAGTCCCAGGCTCTCAACGCGGCAGCCATCGCCACTGCGGCTGAGAGCGCGGCCAATGCCGCGCAGACCACTGCGAATACCGCAGTCACCAACGCGGCCACTGCGCAGTCTACCGCCAACACGGCTCTGACGAATGCGGCCACCGCGCAGACGACTGCCAATAATGCCCAGACTACCGCCAATGCAGCCCTTCCGGCTGCTGGCGGCACCATCTCCGGCAACCTCACCGTCAGTGGCACTACCACCCTTACCGGTCTCGCCACCCTGAATGGTGGCGATATCATCAATGGCAACGAAACCATTAATGGTCAGCTGACCAATGTCAACACCAGTGCCGACCCTGGTGGCCAGGGTGCTGTTGGATTCTTCAAGTCGAACGCCACCACCACGCACGCACTGACCGCGTTTCAGAATGCTTCTGGTACCACGCAGGCCGCCATCAACGCAGTCTCAAACAATGCCAACTTCTCCGCAGTTGAGATTACTGGCACTGAAACCGGCCATGGCACGCTGAAGATTGCCCACCAGGGCTACGCCAACGGCTCTGACGCCAATGCTGCCGCCGTCTCCCTGGACCTTCAGACTACCGTGGGCGGTTCTACGGGAACCGCCGCACAGGGTTTGTTCATTACGTCCACCACGGATGCGAACCCTGGCGGCAATGCCATCAATGTCCGATACAACTCTTCCGACTGGTTTGTCGTCAAGGGCAATCCGGGGACCGGAAAGGGAACTGTCGGCATTGGTGTGGCCACTGGCCACTTGCCGACTGGCATGCTGGAGATCGTCCAGAAGGACACTACTACTCCTGGCTTCTTCATGCAGGCGCTGGCCTCTGGCACTGACATGATGCAGTTCCAGGACTCTGGCGGTACGCAGCGACTGAAGCTGACCAATGCTGGCAACATCGTTACCAATGCGATCAGCTTCTATCAGTCGGCCCTTCAGCTTGGCGCGACGTCTGCTGACGTCGGCGGTGCTGGCGGTGCTGTCATCTCCATGAAGAATGCCACCACTAACCCCACGTCGAACCCGACTGGTGGTGTGATCTTCTATTCCAGCACGGGCGGCGTTCCGAGCATCCGGGATGCGAACGGCAACACGTTCGACCTGACCACTCATACTGCCGCTGCATGCCCGTCCGACCAGAACCTGATTTCCTGGTCTGTCGATCCCGCTACTCCGGTCAACTCCACCGTGGTTCCGACTGGCGCGCTTCAGCTGGTCAGGGTCCTTGTTCGCAAGGCGACTACTGTTACGAACATCATCGTTGACGTCGCCACGGCTGGTGTAACGCTCACTGCTAGCGAGAACTTCGTGGGTCTGTACAACTCCAGTGGGACGCTGCTCTCTGGCAGCGCCGACCAGACAACCAACTTCGGAACCGCTGGGACCTACACCATTCCGCTCACAACGCCTCAGGCCGTTGTGGCGGGTACGTACTACGTTGGCATTCTCACCAATGGCACGACTGGTCCGCAGATGGCGCGAGGCAATGGCCTGTCCGGTGGCGTCAGCTTCGCCAACGCTGGCCTGACTGCTAGCACCTATCGATATGCAACCAACGGCACTGGTCTCACCTCCCTTCCGGCCAGCGTCACCATGGGCAGCAATACTCAGGCCACTGTGCCGTTCGCTGTCTTGATCTCCTAGGAGGAAACGTGGCTGCCAAGCCGAACAGCAAGGCCCCGCTCGGTCAGGGTGGGCGCTTCGCCGCAGTCGCCAAGGCTGCTGGTGGGGGCAAGAAGGGAGCGGCTATTGCCGCTGCCGCAGGGCGTGCCAAGTATGGCAACGCGAAGATGGCCAAGCTTTCCGCCAAGGGCAAGAGCGACGCCAAGAAGGGTAAGTGATGGCTACCGCTGACAAGCCGCTGCCTGGGCGTTCGCCCATGATGAACGCCCCGAACCAGATCAACAACGTCGCGCTTCAGCCGACCGACCCGCACTGTGGTTGCACTCCCGGCAACTGCTCCTGTGGCCCGGACTGCGGCTGCATGTGCTGCTATGGCAATGGACCTGGCGGCAAGGCCACCATCATCCAGTACAACGAGAAGGGCATCCTGGAGACCGGCCTCATGCACATCGTGGGGATGACCCAGACCGCCGACCTCGGCTCCGACCACGACTCCTACGCTCAGGGCATCTACAACCACGCCCCGACTCCGAACGGATTGGACGACTGATGTGTCGGACTGGCTGCCCCACTGGGGATCACCCCACCTGGGGGGCGTGTGCAAGGGCTGCGCGGCTTCAGGTCGCGCCAATTGCCAATGTTGCGGGCGCGAAGGCGTGGGATGTCGAGTTGGATGCGTACAGAAGTGCACGCCGTCAGGGCGTGCAGCCCAGCGGGACCACGCTGAAGCAGAGCCAGGATGCGATGGAGATCAGCCAGCGCACCGGTAAGGCATTCGACGCAGGTGACCCAATGGGGAGCATCGTATGAGCAACGGCGTGTACGGGGCGTGCCAGAACGTTGCCATTGCTGGGGCTACGGCCAATCAGGCCAATAGTCCCCTGATGGTTTCTGTTGCTGGCACGACGCCTGTTGTCTCTTCGCCCCTCAAGGCGCAGTCCATCGTGACCAATGCAGCTCCGGTCGCCAGCCCTACGGCTGGTACGACCGTAGCCCAGATCACCAGCGCGAACATTCCTGCTGGCTTCTACCGCTGTCAGGTTCTGGCAACCATTGCCGGTAATGCTTCCAGTGATAACGGCAATCTTCAGCTCATCGGCGGTGGCATGACTGCCCGCCTTGCCATTCCCACGAATGGCGGCAATGGTAACGCTGGTGACATCTACTACGACTTCACTGCTGGATCCACCAACGTGACCGCATCTGCAGTGGCTAACGCCACTGGCGGTACTACGTACGTGGCCTGCATCATCCTGACCCGACTGGCCTAGGAGTTCCCTTGTCCCTCAGCTTTGCGACACTGGTAAGCCGAGTCCAGCAACAGCTGACGGGCTTCACGAAGAACCAGGAACAGTTCACGTGGCTGTCGGCACCCTGCGGGGCGACCGACACCACGTTGTCGGTCGATCCCAGTACAGTTCAGAATATCTCTCGTGGCCTGGTGCAGGTCGACGACGAGCTTATTTTGATCGCCAACTACAGTACATCTGCATCAACTGCCACCGTTGCGGCTGGAACCAATGGCCGGGGTCAGCAGGGGACCACTGCTGCTTCGCACAGTATCAATGCCATTGTCACCGCTGGTCCTGACTTCCCTCGCTGGCGCATTAAGGAGTCCATCAACCAGACCATCATGGCTGTCTATCCAGCCCTGTGGGTCTTCGCCGAGTACGACTTCCCGAAGGTTGCAGCTCGCTACGAGTACGACATCCCTGCGGATGTCGAACAGGTCTACCGCGTGACGGCTGACACCATCGGCCCATCAAGGGTCTGGTTCCCCGCTCAGGAGTGGCGGTTCAATCCGCAGCCGTCCACAACCAGCGACAGTCCGAACGACTCCACCACCGGCAAGACGCTGTACATCGGCGACCAGGTCGTTCCTGGTCGCGCCATTCACGTGGTCTATCAGAAGTCCCCGAATGTTCTGGTCAACGACACTGACGACTACGCCACTGTCACCGGATTGCTTGAGCGTTCGGCTGACGTAATCCAGTACGGCTCAGTCGCTCGTATGCTTCAGGCATACGAGGCGGCTCGCCTTCAGCAGAAGGTTGTCGAGTCCGTCCAGCGTGCACCGCTGGTGCCTGCTGGCTCTGCAACCAACGCTGCCAACTACTTTTGGAATCTGTATGAGCGTCGCCTTCAGGAAGAGCAGGACTACCTGAGGACGCTGTTCCCCGAATACTCACACTTTGGTGGATGATCCAACAGCCCAATGGTTTCCCATTTTGATTCTGGAAACCGTAGTCTGGCCAATGCCATAGATGGATGCAATCTCTATCTGCGAAAAGCCATGGGCGATAAGATCGAGAACTTGCATAGCCAGAGCGGGATTGAGCTTCGAATTGGAATGGTCAGACCCCGAATGCCACTTGCCGCGCCCGGACTGATCTCGATCCCTGACATTGTCGGCCTGAGTTCCGTTCTTCAAATGCAGCGGATTGCAACAGATCCGATTGTTGCACATGTGGCGACAGACCTCAGGCCATTCATTTCGAGATGCGTAATAGGCGAGCCTATGCGCTCGCCTAACATCTCCATTGCGGCGACATATCCCATATCCAGAAGAGTCGGTCATGCCGCCCCACTCCCAACAGCCGGTCGATTCGTTGAGTTCGCAGCGAGATGCGATGTATTCGATGTCGTTCATGGCTCCGATTCTATCAGTTAGAAGGAGTGATCCCAATCTCTCAGGCACGGTACTTCTCGTCAACGGCCCAGCCTACGCAGCTGACCTCGAACATCTCCTCTTCGACTACTTCGATCCCGGTAGCTGCCATTACCGGCTTCCCGTCGAACTACCCGTACACCATTGCGATCGACTACGGTGACAGCCTTGAGGAGCTGTGCGACGTCACCTCTGCCGCTGGCCTGAACTTCAATGTGACCAGGGCTGTGGACGGCACGAGTGCGGCTTCGCACTCGGCTGGGGCTGTCATTCGCCATGTCAGTTCGGCTCGCGACTTCAACCTGTTCTATATCCACATGGGCTCCACGTCTGGCGTCCATGGTGTCACTGGCAATGTGGTCGGTGACACCGACGTCCAGACGCTGAGCAATAAGACGTTCATTACGCCGACCCTGGCATCTGGGACGATCAGTGGGACGTGGAACTCCACGTCCACCATCTTCGATTCGACGTCCGCCAGTCTGGTTCCGTTCACCGTTCAGGGCTTCCCGGCCCAGAGTGCGAACATCTTCAACGTCTCACCGTCTAGTGGTAGCCCGCTGTTCTCTGTGGGCAGCGGTGCCACCAGCACCGCGACCGCAGTGGTTGACTCTCCGAGCGGCCAGACTGCTGACATTATCGACTTCCAGGTCAACGGATCTACGGTTGCCAGCATCTCCGCTCTTGGTGCACTGACGGCTAGCGGCATCACGGTCAGCAGTGGCATCGGTCAGAAGTTCCACGCAGTCAAGGCTGGTCCCACGTCCCGCCTGAGCGGGACGGCTACAGCCGACCCTGATCTCACATTCTCTCTTCCGGCCGCTGGCCTGTATGAGTTTGAGGCGTCCCTGGGTGTGGGCAGTACGGGCGCCAATGGCATGACTGGCCAGTTCATCTGCTCCACTACCACCTCCGGCAGCTATGCCGTGACAATCGTCAACTCTTCAGGGCAGGGTGGCACGATCTTCCCTGGCGTCCTCACTGGCCTGGGTTCCCAGAACTTCACCACCTATGCCGCTTCTGGCACGATTCCGAACGGCTGCATGATCAAGGGTCAGCTGACCGTCTCCGGTGCTGGGACGTTCGCTCTCTACTGGTCTGGCACTAGCGGTTCTGTCACCACCACCTTGACGACTGGCACCTACATGTCCGTCACGCGCATAGCGTAGGAGTTATAAATGGGCTTCAATTCCATGATCAACCGCCTTCCGCAGAAGATCAGTGGAAGGGTCGCCAACGCCTACAGCGCGTACATTCCCCAGGACAACATCTATCAGTGGGCGCTCGGTGGTTACCCGCTGCTTTCGGCAGCGAGCACCGAGCGTCAGGATGTTGAACAGCCAGTCGAGCAGCGCAAGCAGCAGTTCGACAACTACAAGGATCCCGGCGAGTACTCACTGAGTATGTGGTGGCTGCGATCCCAGTCAGAGTTCAATGGTGGGGCTGGCATTGTCTACCAAGACCCTGACACGCAGAACACTTACCTGCTTGCCAAGAACACCAGGTTCGACACCAGCCTTGGCATCGACCCGTTCACTGACTACAGCCACATCCAGCTCCTGCCCCAGATCGAACAGTCGACTGTCTATCCGCTGACCCTGGATGCTGGGTCTCACGCGTTCTACACCTACCTTCAGTCGTTTGTCAGCGTCACTGGTGCCGACGCCGCCTTTGCGGCGCGCGGCCACACGGTCTACAACCTGACCATTACTAGCTCTGATGTTACTGTCACGAACAGTACTGTCCTGACGAATGATGCCAGTCAGTATGGGATCACCGGCGGTGTCGGCTACACCGGATCCGGGGTTCAGGGTGGCAACACTGCCTACGTCTACCACGACCAGAGCACGTTCGGTGGTGCCAACTCCGGCATCTGGAAGGTGACCGAGACTGGCACTGCCACTCGGATCTATGTGGATGACGGTACGCACAACCAGAAGACCATAGCCGTCTGCAAAACCGACCTGCTGCTTGGCAGTGGGAACCTGCTCTATCAGCTGAGTCCGGCAGCTGCCGCTAATACGGCGCTGCCTGCCTTCGCGGCAGCCATTCCTACTGGCCAGTACATCACCACGATGACCAGCGGTCCTGATGCTGTGTACGTGGGTGCCAACGATGGAGCCATGGGCTACATCTACAAGACGATCTACTCATCCACCGCACCCGGCACGATCATCGGACTGGAGCAGGTTGCCGTTCTGCCCGAGGGCGAACAGGTCAACACCATCGCCTTCTATGTCGGCACCTACCTGATCCTCGCCACCGACCAGGGAGGTCGGGTGGCGACGGTAACTGATGCTGGCGTGCAGTACGGTCCCCTCATCTTCACCTTCCCGAAGGTTGTCGGTCAGACCAACGGGTGTCGTGGCATTGCCTTCTTCGGGTCACTGGCCAAGATGGGTGTCTACTCCAGTCAGCCTCAGCACGATGGTGCCTGGGGCACCATGTGCATCGACCTCGGTACGCTGAACAGCGACTCGGTTACCGGCTTCAGTACTAACGCATACTGCCGCTGGGTGTACGACGCGACCATGAACGCACCCATCAGTGACATGACGACTACCCAGTCTGGTCGACTGGTGGTTGCGGCTATTCCGCAGAGCGTCAACAACAGCTCCATCTGGGTACAGCACGCTACGAACTTCACACCAACCGGCTATCTCCAGACTGCTCGGTGTCGGTTCAATACCATTGAGCCGAAGCTGTTCAAGTTCTTCTCGATCCGCTGCACCTATCCACTGTCGGGTGATCTGGCTGTGTCTGTACTGGACACGGGTGGTGGTGAAACCAGCTACATCACGTACAACTCGGTTAATACCCCTGGCACTCAGGATATCGCCACGCCCACACCATCCGGGCCGCAGGACTGGATCAAGCTGAAGTTCTACTTCACTCGCGATACCAATCCCGCACTGACTCCCAACATGACTGGTTGGCAGATCAAGGCCATCCCTGGTATCACCAGGCAGCGCACTATTTCGAAGTGGTTCAACTGCTTCAATAACCAGCAGGACATGGAAGGTGCGCGTGTCGGCAGTGACATGTACGCTCTGGAAACACTTAACGCCGTGCGCCTCATGGCGCAACGGCAAGATGTGGTGATCCTTCAGGATCTGGTCAATCAAGTCAACGAGCTAGTCATTATCGACAACTACCAGTTCGTCATGACCACTTCCCCCGGACCTAACGCAGAGAACTACGGCGGATTCCTGCGAGTGGACATGCGCACAGTTGCGGATGTCGTGCCACCCTTGCCCCCGACTACCGGGATACCAGTCGACTAAGGGGAGAGCATTGGATCTGGGGAATCTCATCGCACTGATGATGTCCATAGCTGTGGGCATCGCCACTGTCATCGGCACCTTCTTGGGAGTTAGATCCAATAAGGTGCAGAACAGTGCGTCAGTCAATCAGCTATTGGAAAGCAGGAACCATATGCTTCAGCAGGACATCGCAGTCAAGGACGCCTTGATTGAGGAACTGAGGAAGCAGGTAGAGATGCTCACCAACTTGGTGACGCAGAAGGCTGACGTGGAATCAGTGCGCAAGATCGTAGATGAGATCAAGACCCTCGTTGAGGGGATAGCGAGTGCCAACAGTGGGCAAGCCTGATTGGTTTGATCGTGATATCATTCAAGACCCGGTTCGCGAGGTAGACATCGAGGCACTCAAGCGAGTGCAGCGAGTCTTGCACTGCGAACCGACGGGGACCATGGATGACATCACGAGGATGCACATTCGTGGAATGCAGAAGATGTTCCGACTGCGCGTTCATGGCGCAGTCGACCAAGCTACAGCCGAAGTGATCGACAAGCTTCGCCCTGGGGGCAGCTTTGGAGAGGATACCGAGTGACCAAGAAGCAGCTGTTGCAGGTTGCCCATACCTGTGTCGCGACCCTGATCGGCCTGGCTCCGTTTGTTCCCGAACTCGTGGGCAAGCTGGGCGTGTCTACGACTGCCGGTGTCGGCGCGGGAGCAATCGCGATTGCGGGGGCAATCACGAAGCTCGTTCAGGTTCCGACCGTTAGCGCATACCTTAAGAAGACCTTCAACGTCTAGCCACAAAGATGCCCCACCAGGACACTACCTCAGTCCTGGTGGGGCTTTCTTGCGTTTAGAAGATGTCTGCCGTAATGACGATCTTCTCGTCATTATCGAGACTTTGGATCATCTCAATCACATACAAGACGCATTCAAGCGTCTCATTGTCGGTCTCGAAGGTCTTGGTGTCTGACGTGTCATACTCTTCACTATGTACGCTTACCGAATAGAAGCTCACTCGGTCACCTCGATCGGACTCATGGACTCCTCCGGCTCATCGAACTGAGCAGGCTGCCAACCAAACGTGTCCTGAAGCTCAGCCCAGGAGATGGTCATTCCAGGCTGCCACTGGACATCCTCAGTCTCACTGAGGGGTTCGGTGACGGGACTGAACAGTGCCAGCTGTCCGTCCGTCGGCTCGAATTGCTCACTCATAGCCAAGCTTCTTCCTCTCCTTGATGGTCTTCAGGATGACGTCAACGATGATGTCAGCGTTCGGCTCATGGCAACGATCGCCACCAGGACTGAAGTCGCGAAGCCATACCAGCAGCTTCGGATTGTCCGTAATCTTGATGACTGCCTCCGCGCCCATACGCGCAGTCATCCTGTCCTTCCACTTCATCTCACTCCTTGTCGAGCGTCTTGACTGTCCGGGTCTTGATCCAGATGACATCCGTCTTCGAAATCAAACGATACTCGGTCTTCAGCTCATCTGTGGGGACCATCACAAAGTCTCCACCATGCCGCGACAGCAACTGCTGCGCGGCTACCTGGCGATACTCCAGGTAGCTCATGTCACCGACCTTGTCGGTCGGCACCTTGGACTCAAGCGGGAACCGCTCGGTGTAGACATTGGTACTGAAACGGCCATCCTCATCGTCCGCGATGTATCGAATCTCAAGCTCAACTTCCCAGGCCATGCTCTCTCCTATTCGACTCGACGCGTGTCGAGGTAGTAGTAATCGTTCTCCAGGCCACGGTTGCCAACAGAGAACTGTGCTCCGCTCTCGTGCATCCTGCCGCCAAGCTCCTTGCAGCGACGATCAAGGAAGTCCCTGGCCTTGTCCTCATCGAAGGTGATGAACAGTAGCTCGCTCAGTTCGAAGCCGGGCGATCCCATGGGGACGAAGTTGTTCCATACCAGGTGGACATCTGTCATTCCGGCCTGATCTTCTCCTTCAGGAAGTCCCCACCGAACTTGACGAAGCACGAGTTCACGTCCTCACCGTTCGGCATTGGGATGTTAACTGCTCGATCATACTCCGTCATGACCTTCTCGGCAAACTCTTGACCTGCATCGTCTCCGTCGGAGAAGACGTACACACGACTGAAGTCCTGGAGGATGCTGGACCAGTGGGGCTGCCAGCTCTTGGCACCCGGCACTCCAAGTGCCGGGATGTCCAGCTGCTGCAAGGTCAGGCAGTCCATCTCACCTTCGGTCAAGGCGATGAAGTTGGTGGCGCTGTCATAGGACAGCGCACCGAAGAGGCGTGACTTGGTGCCACTGGGTTTCAGATATTTCTTATGCCCGGTGATGCCCTTGCAGTCATGGTCCTTGATGCAGCGGAACGTCATGGCAACCACGCCTACCGGCGTGAGGTAGGGAATGGCCAGCCTGCCGACGTAGGACTCATGTCCAGTCATCGGTTCGGCGACGACTCCCAGGCCGTTTTGCCTTGCGAACTCCAGATCTATCCCCCGACCGGCGAGCCATGCGGCTGCTCGATCCACGTGCTCCGCGTAGGACAGCGTCGCCTGATCCAGAAATTTCCGCTGCTCTTTGGAGAGCATCACCATAGGTCAGTCCTTCATGTTGCATGAGAACGTGCTCAGCACGCCCCTGGATCCCACAAGCGTGACACTTGTACAGCTCATCACGAGTGGAGACCGAAGCAGACGCAGAGCTGTCGGCATGGAACGGACACTTGCACGGCCGCCATCCATAGCCACTCGGTACCTCAACTCCATACTGAGCCAGAATTGAGGCGATGGGGAAGAGGGGCTCATCGGAGCCCCTATCCCTGTCAATCGCCCACCTCGACGACGAAGGAGATACCGAAGTCAGTGCGCTCGCGCGCACGGTCCATGATGAAGCCCTCGAACTTCTCCATGGTGTTGTCCTTCTGGCACTTCTTCAGCTTCTCTGCCTCATACGGAGTCAGGTCCATCTCGGTCGGGAGAGGGTCCTCCCAGAAGATTCGAATCCTCACTTAGCCATCTCCTTCAGCGCCGCCTCAGCGGCGTCGGTGATTTCGTAGTAGGTCTCAGCCATCCTGAGCACAGCCACGAACGTGTCGCCATCCATGGTTACGTACCACTGACCAGGCGAACCCTTGCGAACTCGCTTGTGCCAGACGACGTTAAGCCAGCTCTTACGCTGCTTACCTTCCCGGTTGGCTTCGTCAACCCACTCGGCAAGTGTCATCCTCGCATGGTTCTTGACCTCGATACATGCGAACGGAAGGACGTCGATGTCACCTTCATCGTTCTTACCCATGAGCGGTAGACGCTTACTATTCGGCCACCACCTGCTTAGGAAGGAGACGATAGCGGTCTCTGCCGCTGTGCCCTTCTGCTTTTCCTTGCTCACTTCCACCCCTTGTCGGCAGGGCAGTTGACACTAACTAGCTCGTCGCCGACCGGGATCACTGCCGTGTCGCAGTCAAGACAGCGACGGTGAGGCCGTGCACAGAAGCGGCACGGCTGCTCATCCGTCCACACGGACGTCTCGCGGTGGTCACAGTTCTTCTTCGGTCCAGTCCACATCACCAGATCACCTCCGCACCAGCTGTTGGGTCATCATAAGAGTAGATCGACATGCAGTACTGATATCCGTCATCAGAGAGACCGACCCGCCAGCCATCAGCCATGGCCTTCTCGATCACCTGCTCGATCTCGTTGGCCCACACTGCCGCGCTCTTCTCATGCTTGCTCATGCGATGATTCCAATCCGCCCGTCCGGCCACTTACCCTTGCTCGGTCCCTTGTGGCTCACACCATAGGTAGTCGTCTCACATCTGCGGCAGAACCAGGCGTTGTTCACCTTGCCACCGAACACTGACGGACCGCCGCGAAGACTCCAGTGGCGTTCAGTCTTGGGCTCGATGTTCGTTCCCTTGCAGTCGTCACACCGCATGGTGCGGTTGTACTCGTCGTACATGATCCGGTTCTGCTCGGCATTGTTCCAGACGTTCGGATCAGTGCTGATACTCCGGTTGTTCATGACGAAGCCGTCTTCGTTCACATAGTGCCACGTCTCCCACGCGGGGCCGTGGTCCTCAGGATCCTCGGACTTCTTCCACTCGAACGGCATCTCTACTCCTCAACGAGAGTTACGGCCTTGTAGACCTTGCCATCAAAGACTTCGTCCTCGTCAACCTCGTAGTCGCTCTCCTCTTTGTACCAGCTCCGGCCCCAACCTGAGCACTGGGCGCAAATGCCACCAGGAGCCTCCTCGTAGGCTGCGATTGACGCAGCCTCTTCGCTGTCAGCTTCAACAGTGACATACAAACCGATCGTGGCGTGCATCGCCACCTGATACTTCGGCATCTCTACTCCTAGAGCGTTGCGGTAGTCCAGCCAATGTACTCGCATGGCCTGTCCATGCCATCGCCCCACTTGGCAGCGATGGCCTCCTTGAACATCCAGATCCGCTCAAACAGCTTGGTCGGTGCCTGAGCCAGGATGTTCGCCCCCTGAATCCTGCGGTACATGGCCTGCAAAAAGTCCACGTGTTCCATCGCCTGGGCTAGCGTCCACCCTTCCGGCAGGTAGTCCAGGTTCATTCGGTTTAGATGCATCTTCGTCCTCGATAACACGGGAGCACCAGGGCTCAGCCTGCAAGGGGAAGGACGTCCGACCCGTAAGGTCGGACGGTCCGAAGCGATTCTTGACGACGGCCACATCAATGGCATCAGGTCGTCCGTTGAGTGTCAGGATCAGAACGGGCAACTGGTTGGCCTTGCCCATGATGGCATGCCGTGGTGGACACGGCTCGCCCTTGACTGCCTCACTGGTGTGGTGAACCACGGTCAGTGCGGTGTTCCATTTCCGGGACAGGTAGTGGAGTTCGTTCATCAAGCCCCAGTAGTTCTGCTCGCCGACTCCGTCGTAGTCCACGTTCATCATGATGTCGATGACCGTGTGCTCTGGGTAGTCACCCCGGATCTCGGCAAAGGCGTCCATCTCCCGCTCAATGTGCTCCATGGTGGGAGCGGGATGGAACGACCACTTGACGTGGTCGAAGGACTGGAGCTGGGCAGTAGCGTACTCAACGTGGGTCTTGGTCCACTGCTCAGTTTCCGACATGGGGACGCCTGCCTTCATGGCCAGCACGCGCGTGGCCATGGTGTAGTCGTCACTGTCGTTGCTGAAGTACAGGGTTGGGACCTGAATGCGGTCCACGATGTTGAGTGTCAACATGGTCTTCATGGAGCCAGGAGGCCCGGCAATCATGGAGATTGCCGACTTCCTAAAGAATGCACGCTGTGCCTCGAAGGCCCGGAAGGGCGCGGGGAGAGGCTCACCTGAGCTCATCCCGCGCCCCACCGAACGGTGCAGTGTACGAATGGATCAGCCCTCCGTGGGCGGCTGGTACTTGAAGACGATCCCCTTGCGCGGGATCGGACCCTTGCCGGGGACCTCCTCCTTGTAGAGACCGGCAAACAGGCCACCCCGCTCGAAGCAGCTCTTGAACTTGCGGTTGGGGTCCGCCTTCACGGCCTCCTTGTACGCCTCCTGCGCCGCCTTCAGCTGGCGGTCAGTGAGGAAGTGGCGGTACGCCACGCCGTCGGCGTCAACGCCCGTCACGACCGCTCCCATGAGCGGGCGAGCCAGCGCCTGAAGGTGGGTCGGGATGTCCTTGAGAATCTTCGGACGGCCGCCCTCGGGAGACCAGTACAGGTGATCAGTCGGCTTGCCGTCGACAAACTCCTTGACGTGGTACTCGCTAGAGTCCTCGGTCAGGGTGATCTGGAAGAGGTCGCCGACCTCCTTGAACTTGAAGTTCGGCAGCTTCTCGTAAGATCCAAACAGTGCCATTTTATGTAGCCTCTCTCAGCCGAACAGGGACTTGGTGGTCTTGGGAGTCGGAGGAACCGCAGGGGCGGGCGGCTTCGCCCGCTCCCAGGGCTTCTTTGTCGCGTCAGTCGGTGCTGACTCCTCAATCACCTTACCACCGAGGTCGGCCTTGATGGCCTCCTCGGCGTTGAACATGGGTGGTGCGGTACTGACCACGATCTCAGGCTTGCGACCATTGGCAGCGTCGTACATCTTGGCATGGGCAACCGCCAAGCCTTCAGTTGCCCGAACCGCCGACTCGGTCAGAGCCTCAAGCTCGTTCTGATTGTCGGAGAGGATCTTGATGTTGATGTAAGCATACTGCTGCCTGGTCGGGATGCGGAACTCAACCTCGAACTTACTCATACTCGTTATACTCCTGCTGGGTTCCAAACCAAAGGCCATCGTCGCCCGCGTACCAGGGGTGAGCCGTGGCGATGAAGCTGTGCAGTTCGCCAGACTCATCAACAACGTCGATCGTCAAGTCCCATTGACCCTTGGTTACGGTAATCGACTGGGCAGTCTCGAACGTAATCACTTCGCCCCCACGTGGATGCCACAGTTCGGGAAGCAGGGCGGCAGGCCAGGACCAATCGGGTAGATCGACTGGACGTGGATCGGGTGGCCGTGGATGGCCGGACCGATCGGACGAACATGAGTGGGCGGGCTGTGGAAAATGCCAAGCCCGAACAGGATGGCAATTATGATCTTCACTTCTTCTCCTCTATCCACACAATGTGCTTCACCATGACAATCGCTCCATCAAAGTCAATGAAGACAAGGTTCTTGTCATCGATAAGAGCTTTCTTGATCTTGCCGACTGCCACCGAACCCAGGGGGCAGTCCAGCTTCTCGCCGTTTGACATGTGAAAGATCGTACTGGCCATCAGAACACCGGCTTCTTCATCTCGAAATATGGGTCCCACTTCTTTGCATGTACCGTGTCGCCGGATCGTGCCAGACACGCATCCTGCATCGGGCACCACTTGCAGGTGAACTGCACATCGGCAGGGTACTCGTCCCGCTTCTCCGCGTCCACCATCTCCTTGTAGATCTTTCCGTACAGCTCCCCGACCTGTTCGTCGGTGAGCTGGGGGGTGTGCCAGTGGAACTTGCCGTCACGCGCCATGAAGTAGGCAACGTCCTTGACGTCAGTCCCTTCAGCACGCCGCCAGAGGGCGGCGTACGTCTCCAGCTGGAACCAGTCCTTAGGCTTGGTCTTGCCGGTCTTGATGTCGATGATCCGAACGTTCTGGAAGTTATCGTCATACTGAACCCGATCGGCGAATGCCTTGATGGGGACTGGGCACCCTGGAAGATTTCCAGTTAGATCGTACTCAACCATTTCTCCTGCTGGCCTGACCGTGTCTCGCCAGTTCTTCACGCAGCGAGGGCCGATCTCAAGCCAGTCGTCGCAGCCCTCCGGGGCCTGGGGTGAGCCACCGGAGAGCCACAACTTAGTGTCCCAGTAGATGCCTTCGTCTGCTTCCATCAGACGTGCAACTTCTGGATAGAAGTACGACTCAAAGGTGACGCCATTCTCGACCCTTCCAAGGTCGAGTTCCTCGGTCATCTTATGAACCGCACTTCCGCCCGCAAAGTATACAGCTGGCCTTGCGGGAGCCTTTGCAACCTTCTCCAACATCCACTTGTGCTTACAGCGTTCCCAAGTGGTGAGCGTCGAATACGACAAGTGCTCTGGGATCATCCCTCAATTGTAGCAGGTCACTGACCCTTTTCGGAACGGCAGGCTGCGCATCGGCGCACCCTGTAGTCCTTACCATTCCTCTTGATCGTCTGGTATCGGGTGTTCTCTTCGTTGTACTCATGACCACGAGGGCAATGGGTCTTCTCCCGATTGAAGCTGTAGCCCTCCTCTCTGACTTCATCGCTGCTCTCGCGGCGACGCCTGGTGACATTGTCGCACTCACGCTTGCGGTCAATCTGGCACCGGCGGCAGCTGTCACGCGGAGAGAGGGCCCCTGGGGCCGTAATGTCGTGCCCGTTGGAGCAGAACCCAGCCCGCTTCTGTTCGGCCGTTACGCGGTGCATTCCGCGCCCCTCGGGGGGTGCGGCACTAACCAGTGGACGAAAGGCTGTCGGCAGGCACCCACCACGAGTGGTCCACTTGCGGTCTTCGGCGTCAGAGGCGAGCAAGCAGGCGGTCTGAACTGGGCAATAGCGGCAGATCTCCTGACCTGCTAGCAATAGGGCAGCATCATCTGAACTGTGGTATCCAGACCGATTCTTCTGGTCGGAAAGCTCCCACTGAACAGGGTTCTTTCCCCGGCAGGCTGCTTCATGCAGCCATTCATCTGAGTCAGTCCTGATCTCTGAAGCAAAGCCAACCATGTCATCTCCTCTGACTACACAGTTGTAGCAGTGTCACTGCTACACAAGGAGTAGTCCTATTGTCATCATGTATTGAACAAGTTAGTTACTGGTAATGAAGATCCCCTTCAGGGGGATCTTCTAATCCGGGGAGAAGATGAACTACATCCGGAGGAATGGGTACCCATGGACAGGAGCCTTAGCGACTGACCAATGGGAACAGGTTCATCCATGGATCAGGCCACCCCTTAGGGTGGCCATCCGTGATCCGACAGGGTCAGACCTATCCTTAAGCAGTTGTTCACCCATCCCCTGCTCCGCTAGGGCTGCGCAGGGATCGTCCTGGTGGATCACTGTTTGGACCAGGTTGAACAACAACCTAAAAGAAGGATGCCCGCTTCAAACCTGCCTTAAACCTGTGATCTGCGTCACATCTCGCAGGCACACAGTTCCTCCTTATCTGATATCAGTATGTTACAATCAAGCCATGACTAAAAAGGTGATGATCGTTCCCGATCTTCAGGTCCCCTACCACTCAGTCAGCTTCGTAAAGAAGCTGATCCAGGTGGCCAAGGACTGGCAGCCTGACACCATCTGTTTCATCGGGGATGTCTTGGATTTTCCGGAGGTGAGCAGGTGGACCAAGAGTGGTCGTGGTGAGTTCGAGCCGACGCTTCAGGCGTCGCTCGACAAGGGCATCACCATCCTTGGACAGTTCCGATTGGCCGCCCCGAAGGCGGACATTCGGTACAAGATGGGAAACCATGACGAGCGACTGGAGAAGTACATCAATGACTACGCCCCCGCCCTGCGAAGCCTGCGGACATCCGATATCGGATACCAGCTCGGACTGGACCAGCTTGAGATCAAAATCGAGCGAGACCCGTTCCTTCTGGCACCGGACGTGTTGGCTGTCCATGGACATGAGCGAGCGTACAGCTCAGTTCTGGGCCGCTATGAGGGGGAGCGCATCAAGCAGTATGGTCTCTCTGTCGTTTCCGGCCACACGCACACCCCAGTCCTGATCACTACCGCTACAGGCTTCGGCCTCAAGCAGAAACACCGCTTCGGGATGAACGTGGGCCACGGTATGGATCCCAAGAAGTGCGGATACACCAAGGACGGATACCTGAACTGGTGCCAGGGGTTCGGTGTGATTGAAGTGGTCAACGGTGTCTCGTATCCCACCCTTGTCACTGCCCCGGCCGGTCACTTCATGTTCATGGGAGAGAAGTACTGATGACTGACGACCTGTTCGCGTTCTACAACGAGCACATCACCAGTGCAGCCCGCGCCATTGGGCGCGGGTACTACAACTACACCTCGGTTCCTGACATTGAGCAGGAGCTCTGGATGGGGCTGTACAAGCAGCCCGCACTGTTCCGCAAGTACAAGGACCAGTGGCCCGAGTCTCGTGGCTTCCTGGTGTCATTGCTCAAGCGGAAGGCCTACACATACTGCAACCGAGAGCGTGACATCGCCCTCGGGATCACTCCAGAGAAGCGTGAGTCGTCCTACTCGGTGGCTGTGGTGCGTGAACTGCTGCCTGACGTGTTCGACTATCAAGACTGGCAGTCGTTCGCTCAGAAGACGGACAGCCAGGCCAAGGCCAAGCGTCTTGAGGCCACGTCTGACCGCCTCGCCATGCTCATCGACGTCAAGACTGCCGTCGACAAGCTTGACTCTCGCAACTACAGCATCGTCATTGCGGTGTTCAAGCACCAGTACGACGATGCTCAGCTTGCCGAGATGCTGGAGATTTCGACTGGATCGGTGAAGACCACCATCAATCGGGCACTCAATGCTCTCGTCAAGATCCTGTCACCCGATGTGGCCGCAGCCGATCGGGAGTATGTGGGCACTCGCAAGGTGAAGTCCAACGCTGCCTCGCGGGCAGAGGTCTCCAATGCTTACGAAGGTGCATGATGAGGTTCTCCGAGCGGTTCACCGAAGAGGAGCGCCAGGAGTTGGCCGCAGCCAACGCCGTACGCGCTCGCATCAAGGCTCAGCGCCGCAACAGGCAGGCTGTTGCCGATGAGGCCGCCAGGGTCCGTGAGGCGCAGCACAAGGCCCTTGAGGAGGCCAAGGCTGCCGCCAGGCGGGCCGCCAAGAAGGACTTCGATGACCGTCTGCGACGCGTCCTCTTGGGGCTCTCTCGGGATCTGTACGAAAATGATCTTGGACTCGTTGGAATGTTCCCCAAGGACTCCAGCCATCGCGTAGAAGTCTTCACGATTTCCGACCGCAAGGGAGCGGCCGGAGCTGAGTACAGCCCATATCCCCAGCGTGACACCCTGGTGTACTGGGTGCACGGCAAGGGCTTCGAGTGGGAGTAGGAGGAACTGGTGGATCGGCACAGCCTTCAGGGCTGTGCCTCACCATCAATCACTCTTGCGAGGATTGCGACATTGAGCGCCGTAGATGTGTGAACGCTTTACGTGGTCGATCACGCAGAAGCCATCCTCATCCAGGTTGCCATCCCAGACGCATGGCGACAGGTCTATCTCATGGTTGGCACAACGAGCCATTCCGTAATCGAAATGACTAGCCTTTACCTCACACCAGTCGCGCCCATCTAGATGGGCGCACATCTCAACTATGGTCCCGTGCATCAATCACTCTTATTGAGAGCCATGTAGATCATGAAGCAGCTGGCCTCAAGGATGAGACCATAGAGGAACATCAGGTTGTCGTGGCTGAGAATGCCGATGACCATCGTCAGGATATTGACGGCCATGCTCGCCAGCATGAGCAGCTTGGCAGTGTGGTTACTCACTTGGCCTTCTTGTAGTTGCGAAAATTGCCATCCCGATAGGCGACCTCGTTCAGCAGGGCAACAATGACGTCACCATGACCGCGTGTCACATCTACCTGGGCGTACATCTTGCCATGACGACGGAACACGCAGGTGACCCTGTAGTGGTGCCCGCTGTAGTGGACCCACTCGTCGCCCTCCTCGAAGAAGGGTTCAACCTTGGTGTACCTCAGAGAGAGTCCATCGGGGGTTTCCATGGCCTCACCGATGGTGTCATATGCGGCATTCCAGGAGATGAGGAAATTCTTCTCACCGACTGCCGTCACGGTGTATTCGATCTTTGTATCCTTGCCAACGTACTTGTCGCCAACCTTGGGCCCCTCAGGGGCCTGCACTTCCTCCACCAGGTCGTAGTATGTGTCAATGACGCAATCATTGAGTTCAGCGGTGTCGCCATCACGGTATCGAGCCCTGAAGATGCCATTCGAGTTCGGATCGGCGAGAACTTCAAATCCCCAATCCGACCTCTCCCTGTCCTGGTACTTCTGGCCCTTCTTGATGCTAGTCATTACCAGCCATCCTTCGGATCAGAACTGAAGCCCTAAGGGATTCGTTCAAGATCGGCCCCCAGGTGTCCGTTATGAGCTTGCCAAATGGAGTCATCTTAGGCTGCTTAGCCAGGTTGACTCTGCCAGTGTTCTCATAATGGCCTTCGCAGTGCTCACAGTCGCACCAGGTCGTCTCGTAGACATAAAGGCCCATTACCAGCCTCCCTTCTCTCTCCAGTGCTCAACGTTCTCGTCGTAGTTCACCCAAGTCCACTGGTCAAGCTCATCCTTGAGCCAGCCGTGATGCAGTGAGCAGCACGGCGTAGTCGGTTCAGGCTTCACCTTGTTCCAGGCTACTCGGGCGGATCCAATGGCTGGAGGCAGGATGGGCACAGCTCGCCATCGTCCATTTCCCCGGTGAGTGAGTGGATCATTTGAAAAGCGCTCACCAATGCCAGCAGCCTGACGTTCAGTGTTGAATGGTCCACTGGCAAAGAGGTGATAGTCGGGGCAGTCTGGCCATTTGAGGTTGGCGACCACGACGAATCGCTTTGCATTCTCTCTCACCTCGTTCAGCGCTTCAATGAGCGCGTCAGCAGCCTCATCCTCGGAGTAGTCATCCCACTCCGGAGACTGCATCACTTTGAGCAGAGCCTTACGCTCTGCTGCTGGGATCGCCATAATTCTCCTTGACTGTCGATCCTTAGGCCAGTCCGGGAATCGGAGAGAGGGAGAGAGGCCCCTCCGACTCAACCGGACTGACTTAGGGACCGACAGGCATAAGCCTGTCGATTCCATTTCACCCTACAGTGAGTCTCCAAACCGCTCGATCAGGTCAGCGATCTGGTCGAAAGTGAGACCAGTTTCGTCGTTCAAGTCGGTCAGATATGGAGCGCGATTAGTATCGCTCTTGTTGGGCATTCCGGGCAGATCACCGAACTCGGTACCGATTCCAGCCCAGGTAAGAATAGGGCTCTGGGGCAGGTCATAGCTGCCATAGTAGCCGACGCGGCCAGAACTCTCGCTCAGGTGCTCACGCTCATACTGGTGATCATCCATGTACAGCTCACAGAGCACGCCGAAGCAGCAGAACCTGTTGTCCTCGTTCAGCGCCATCTTGCCCTGCTGGTACTGGCCGGAGCGTAGTGCCAGGACCCAACGGTCCTGGATGTCCTTGTTCATGTCTCTCTCCCTTGTTCTCTGACGAGCTCGTCAGCACAGGTACTCACCTGTGGACGCGCCTCAATGGGCGCGTTTCGCTCTGGTCAGTTGATCAGTGATTGGTGGGCTACGGCCATAATGGCTGCGATGTAAGTTGCGGCCTCATTGCCAGTCATCTTGTCGAAACGGCCAAGCTGGCG